GGCTGGGGTTAGTGGTTACAACAAACCAAAGCGTACCCCGAACCACCCGACCAAAAGCCACATTGTTGTTGCCAAAGTAGGTGACAAAATTAAGACAATTAGGTTCGGGCAGCAGGGAGTTAAGACAAACCAGACCGTTGGGCAACGTGAAGCTTTTAAATCAAGACACGCCAAAAACATTGCCAAAGGAAAAATGTCAGCAGCCTACTGGGCCGACAAAGAAAAATGGAGTCCTAGTAAAACTAAGTCAAAGTCAAAGAAGTGGGTTAAAGGCTAATGAAATATTCTGCTGATCCGGTTAATTTAATTTTAACTATATTGGAATATACAGCAGGATCGTATACACCTAAACAAATTGTAGAAATGTTTAATATTATTAAAAACATTGAACAAGAAAGTTCAGCACAGATAACAGTTTTAAAGGATAAAAAGGTAAACAAAGATGGCACAAGCTAAATACAACCGCAAAAGAGGCGGGGTTAAGCGTTTTAATTATGCTGGCGGTGGTTCTGTGCAGGGGTATATAGATGCCTATCTTGCTGGTGAAAAAACTTTAGAAGATATTGCTAAAGAAACAGGGACAACTGTTAAAACCCTTCAATCTGCCATAGAAAAGCGAGCAACTACCGATAAAAAATTCTCTGCGGAAGCTAATCGAATTTTGGAAAAACAGCTGCGTGATAAAAATGATGCATTAGCAGCACAGCAGCGGGCAGCAGCAGAAGCAGCAGCAAAAGCAAAAGCAGAAGCAGAAGCAGAAGCAGCGGCAGCACGGCAGCAAGCTATAACTAATAATACTTTTACTGGTTACTACCCAAATATGCCCGGGGTAACTAATAATACTTTTACTGGTTACTACCCAAATATGCCCGGGGTACCAAGTTCTACTACTACTACTACTAATACTTTTAATCCTACTCCTACTAATGTCCCCGCTGCTGCTAAATTGGCAACTGATACACCTAAACCTGTAGAAGATACAAGAACAGCGGAAGAAAGACGCACATTAAACGTACAGCAAATAACAAAAGCTACACAACCTCAAGTAGCTACTGTTGATGTTGAAACAGGTATCACCCCGGACTCTGCTATACAGGAGTTAGATCAGTTTGCTAACTTAACTCCCCCGCAAGGAGTTTCTGCATCACAGTTAACATCAGCTGTTGCAAATGTAAAAGAAGCTGTATTAAAAGGAACAATAACACCCCAGCAATATCAAGCAGCACTAGCTGAAGAGCTAAATAAAACAACAGCTGCACAGGGTGTTACCCGTCCTCCCATAACTGTAGACGAAATTAGAACACTTAGCGCACCCGCCGAAGCTGCACAAGTTAGTGGTGCAGAAGTTGAAGCAGCCCGGGCAGGAGTAGCAGACTACACTATTAGCCCAGATGCTTTTGTGCCGGAGGTTACTGTAGGTAGGGTTAATCTAGCACCTACCCCTCAAGCAGAAAAACAAGAGCGACAGGCTATAACAGGCACTGCCCCTACTGGTGTTGAAGCGCAGATACTAGAGAAGATTAGTTACACAGCATCTCAGGCTAGGGCAGTTAAAGGCACAGCTGCTAAAGGCGAAGCTGCAACAATGGTGGCGCAGGTTGGTGATATACCTGAAAACATCACGGCTGCTATTGTAGAAGACCCGGCTACAGTTGAAGCCCAGATAGATAACGAACCTATTAATGTACAAGCTGCTGTTGCTGCACTCCCGCCTGAAGCACTTGTTTCATCCCAAATGGAATCACTTCTTGGCGGGCTAGAGTCCGGTGAAGTTCCGGCTTGGGCTAAACCAGCTGTTTCTCTTATTGAACAGAATCTAGCCCAGCGAGGCATGAGTGCGTCTACTGTAGGCCGTGATTCTTTGTTTAATGCAATTATTCAGAGTGCGTTACCTATTGCACAGTCCAATGCACAGGCGTTACAGGCTAGGGCTGCACAGAATTTGTCCAACCAGCAACAGGCAAACTTGCAAACTTCTCAGTTAGACATGACAAGGCGCATGCAGAATCTAGCTAACCAGCAGACAGCAGGAAGCCAGACTGCTCAGATGGCTAATGATATGGCTCAGTTGCAGAGTCAGTTCAGTCAGCAAGCCACGCTGGCTAGTGCAGAACAGGCACAGCAGGTTAGGTTGCAGAACCTACAGAACCAGCAACGGTCTGCCGAACTTAATGCGCAAAACCAACAGGCCATGAATGCACAGAACCTGTCTAATGCGCAGCAGGTTGAGTTAGCCAATCTACAGATACAGAGCCAAACTGACTTGGCTAACATGTCTGCTGAGAATCAAGCCAAGCTTGCAGAGTTTCAGACAGCTGCGGAGTTTCTTGCTAAGAACGCTGACCTAAAACAGCAGATGGAATTAGCTAACCTTAGTTCAGAACAACAGACAAGGCTGGCAAATCTATCGGCTTTAAATCAGGCGGGTGCTGACAACCTTAATGCAGCACAGCAGACTGAATTAGCCAATCTAAATGCCCAGATGCAGACTAACTTGGCTGCTGCCGAGATTGCAAGACAGCTTAATGTGGCCCAGCTTAACGTAGACCAGCAGCGGGCAGTACAGAATGCTACTACTGTTGCTAACATAGACTTAACTAAGTTTAATGCTGCACAGCAAGCTGAGTTGGCTAACAGCCAGTTTATGCAATCAACTACAATAGCCAATATGAACGCTAGGCAGCAAGCTGCTATGCAGAATGCCACGGCTATGGCTTCAATGGATTTGGCTACTGCGGATCAGCGTACAAAATTAGCTATACAGAATGCACAGAACTTTCTGACACTTGATATGGCTAACTTATCCAATCAGCAACAGGCACTTGTTCTTGATCAGCAGATGCAGCAGCAGAGACTGTTGTCAGATCAGGCTGCTACAAACGCTGCCTTGCAGTTTAACGCAGCTAACAAGCAACAGGCCCAGCAATTTATGGCTAACTTGTATACGCAGACAGAGCAGTTTAATGCAGCCCAGACAAATGCTATGGCTCAGTTTAACGCTACTGAACAGAACAGGATCGCTGCTATAAACGCAGGAAATGAAATTGATATAGCTAAGTTCAACAACCAGTTGACCACACAGCTAGAGCAGTTCAATGCTCAGATGGATCAACAGAGGGAACTTTGGAATGCCCAAAATGCACAGGCAATCCAACAGTCTAATATTGAATGGCGCAGACAGGCTAACACAATAGACACTGCTGCACAGAATGCTTCTAACCAAGCTGCTGCGCAGATGGCATTTAATCTGACGGCTGCTGAGTTATCTAACATTTGGCAGCAGTTGCGTGATGAGGCTACATATGCTAGAACAGCATATGAAAATGAACAGCAGCGTAAGACAACATTGTATGCTACAGCGTTGTCTAACGAAGCAAGTATTTCTGAAACAGGCAGTACATCTGCTATGGACAGAGTAGTTAATATAATTACAGGCATACTAATGAGTGGTGTTTAAACATGGGATTTTTTAGCAAAATATTTAAAGGCGTAAAGAAAGTCTTTAAGTCTATAGGCAAACGTATTAAAAAAATTGCCAAAAGTGTTGGTAAGTTTATGGACAAGGTTGGCATTGTCGGTCAGATTGCTATGTCCTTTATTCTGCCGGGAGTTGGAGGAGCCTTGCTTAAAACGCTAGGCGGGACACTAGGAAAAGTAGCTGCTTGGGCGAGTACTGCTGGAGGCAACGCTTTGGTACAGGGCGCGAAAGCAGTTATAGGTACAGCAACAAAGTTTGTAACTCAGACTGCTAGGGCGTTTAATACTGTTACCTCAGGTGTTAAAAACTTTCTTGGTGAAACAATTAAGACAGCTGCTAATAAAATCCCCGGAATAAATATTGAAGGTGCAGCTGATAGTTTTCTTATGGGCAAAGATGGATTCTTTGGAGCAGATACTGCATTTGGCAGAGCAGCAGGTGCTACTGCTAAAACTTGGAACACTACAATTGGATCAAGCAAATGGATGCGTCAGTTTGACCCGTCTTTCCAGCGTTTAGAAACCGCAGTATCTAGACCTGTAGTACAAACTGATAATGTATTTGATTCTGGAATTAAATATGATATGCCAGAAGTTAGCCTTCAAGCCCCGGGCAAACAAGGATTTGATTTAGGTTTACCTGAAATGCCTGAACTCCCAGAAATACCTACATCTGCACAGGCTACTATTACTGGTGGGGATAGCTTGTTAGCCCAGAAATCTGCTGGTTTGTATGAAGAAGGATTTATAAAAGGTGGAGTTGAAGCTGTTCAGCCTGAAAAAACTAATCTTTTAAGAGATGGTTATTCTGCACCCAGCTGGGAAGAGGCAATTGCTGATCCTTCTAAAGTACCAACAACGACTGTGCGCCCTCTTAAAGAATTAAAAGAGGAAGCATTAGACTATGATTTTGGATTAGAAAAATCTACTTCTGGTATTAACCTAACAGGAGAGGCAGTTACAGCAGGGATCACTACTGCTGCCCAAGAATATTTCTCTACACCTGAAACAGGCTTTGGCGGGCAGTCAGTTTACGGTGCAGCACCTATAATAATGCCTCAGTACGAAGTAGAAGAGGCAGCACCTTTACCTATGTTTGGTAATCCCATGTTCCAAATTGATATAGCCCAGCCGGGAGACCGTTATTATAGACCAACAGGTGAGTGGGCTAGAAGGATGGGCGCATTTGCATCACCAGTAACGATAGGATGATAACATGAATCAAGATATGGCAGATTATATCAATAGGGCGGGACGGGCTATCCCCGGGCAGTCCCTGACTAATGATCCTGAAAACCCACAGCCTTTTGAGAAGTCTCCTGAGTTTACAGAGATGCGTGATGCCCTTGAATACATTTTTGTAGCAATCACCGAAAAAGAAACTTACATGCCCTTGATGCAGGAAATTTCAGGTGGCTTTCCTATTATGGACTTTGTGCAGGTGTTTCTGTTTGAAGGGTTTAACAACGGCAAATGGAACCCCGACTTGATGCTTCTGTTGGCTGAACCTATGACCTACATGATTATGGCTTTAGCTGAACGTCTTGATATTGACTACGTTATATATCGGGGTGAAGAGGAAGAAGAAGCAGCTGAAGAAGAAGTAATGGGCATCGCTTCTACTAAAAGAGTATTGGATAAAATAAAAAATGCCAAGGGCGTACCTGCGGGTGTGTTACCTGATAAAATAGAAACAGCAATTGAAGAAATGCCTGTAGACAGCTTGATGGCTCAACCGCCCGCAGAAGAAGCTGAAGAAGCCCCCGCCAGTTTGATGGCACAACAGTAAGAGGATTATATAGATGGCTATTGAACAGTTTGGACAATCACTGCTTGCGGGACAGCGTCAGAGGCAGCGAAGGGTAGCTAAACAGCAGCGTAGAATGCAGAGAGAAACTGCCCTTGGTACTATAGCTGGGGGTATAGGTAACGCATTTCTTAAACAAAAAGCTGAAGACTTTTTAAACGATGAAGGTTTTAGGGCTGAGTTAGTACAGTTAGGCAGGGCATCCAAAGAATATGAAAAGGCTCTTCCTATGCAAGAAGAGATGATAAAACAAAACAAAAATTCTTTGCAGTATATTGAAGATAATTTAATGACTCAGGCCGATGCCCGAGCAAGAGAAATTTTAGAAAATGACGAACTAGCTACATTACCAGAAGTTCAAGCATTTGTTAGAAAACAAATTCATGAAGAAGCCGTAGCACAAGCAAAGGCATTTGATAATGTTATAAAATATGGTTCGCAGTTAGCTACGCCTGAAGAGGCTATAGCAGCCCGTCAGCGATTAGTAAAAGAAAATTTACCTACTAATGTGGGACAGGCTTTTGCTGGTTGGGCAGTAAATCTTTTTAAACCTGAAGATAAAAAGAAAATAGAATATAATGTTTTGTTAGAAAGTGCTAACAACAAATATAAAGATAATCTTGAAGCTTTTGAATTAGCTAATGCAGCCTTTAATTCAGGTAGAGGTCTTAGTGAATCTTTTGAAATTGCAGATAAACTAACTGCAATGGAAAAAGATATAATGAGTGACGAAAGGGCTGGAGAGTTTAGGACTTTAGTAGATAAAAATATTAGTTATACTGGTACGGGAACTACTGGTGTCTATAAAAAAGTTACAAAAAGCACTTTCTTTGACCGTAGGCTAAATAAAAATATTGCAATAACTGATGTAGATGCTGATCCAATAGATTTTAGAACAGAAGAAGGTATACAAAAAGCTTTTGCAGATTCAATTGTACCTTTTAGTGACTCTGTGTACATGTCTCCTTTAACAAGAAAGGCGCAGGAAGAATTAATAACTAATCCCGACTTTATAATAAAACCTAAAAATGCTGAGGAATTCAAAAAATCCTATAACATATATAAAGAAGTTGCTGATAAGCCGGAAAATATCAAACCTGATTTTGCTCCAAGGCAAGGCTTTGATCTTCAACAACTACTGATGCAGAACTATGTTAGGAATATTTTTGAAACTGATGAAATATTAAGTGATGAATATGCATCACAGGAAGAAAAGGAAACTGCACTGATAAGATTGTTTGAAGAACTATCAGGTTTAAATACTTTTAGCGGGCAAGAGTAAATATTAAAATGTCAGAAAAACTAAAACCTATTAGACCATCTTTAGATTTAGATTTAGATGAAATAGAAAGCAGCATTACTGTTACTGAACCTAATGTTCGGGAAAGCCCATCAATTATGATGGACATTCTAAGAGAACAACAGAGAGAAAATAGGACAGGTTATGGTGCTGATATTTTTAGGTCAGTTTTAGATACTTCCCAAGATATAGCAGCTACTGTTTTGGATGTTCCTAATCTAGTAGTAGAAAATTTTTCTGTGCCACCAAGTAAAAATGGAGAATGGCTGACGGATGAAGAGTTTGGAGAGTGGCAAAAATCTTTAAAGGTGATTGATCCTGAAAAAGCTGTAGGTTTAAGTACACAGGCTATGTCTCAGTTAGCCGGGGATATTCCTGTTGTAGGTAAAGATATACAGAAGTTTATTGAAGCAAATGTAGACGAAGATTTTCTAGCTAAAGAAAGAGAAACAACTGCTGGCATAGGTACAGACATAGCTACTTATATAGCTACTATGAATAGACTTGGAGTAGGACGAACAGCTGCTACAAGGGGTGTTACTGGTTCTTTAATGGCAGAACAAATATATTCTGGAGCAGCATCTGACGTTACTTTAATGGACACAGCAGTAGAACTTTTCCCTACTTTTTTTAAAGGAGAAGAAGAAGAGTCCCGTAATCTGCTTCAGCAATATTTTGCATCTGCTACAGATTCTAGAGAAGAAACTGTAACCAAACGTAGACTAACCAATTTAGTAGAAAATAGTCTGTTAGAAGGCACATTTGTTGGTTTGTTTAAAGCGTTCGGTTTTGGCAAAAATGCAATGAATGATATTTCTGGTTACGTTAGAGATAAATTTGGTAAGCCTATTGCCGATTTAGACCAGCCAGAACAGTTAGAACTATTTGACGATATAATTACAAATATTAAAAAATTAGAAGAGCCTAAAGAAGAAACAATAAGACCCCCACTTAGGTCTGCAACTATAGATATGTTTGGAGATACACAAACTCCTGACATTGAAGGTGGAGTTCGGGCTTTAAATCAGACAATGCAGCCGACTAATAATCTTCTTGAAAACATAGCTGCTGTTGTTACTAGGACTAAGAATTTAGTTTTTAGTTCCAGAGGTTCTTTATCAGAACGTGCTAAAGCACTAGAAGAAATGTCTATAAACTTTGCGAAGGCAGATTCTGCTAGAGCAGTTAATATTGCAAATGATTTAAAAAATGCTATAGACACTGCGTTTACCAGAAGCAGTGAACGGGCTGGTATCCGTGAAAGAATAATGGGTGCTTTAGAAGATGATCTAAATTTAATTTATGACTCTGATCGTGAAGGGGCTATTCTTGATTTAACAGAAAAATTTGATATCCCGCCTGAAGTTGCAGAGCCTATCTATGAAGCTAGGATGCTGCTAGATGACTTGTCTAAACAGCTTATAAATTCTAATTATGTAGCCCCTGAGTTAAAAGAAATTCTTTCAGCTAACATGGGTGCTTACATTCGTAGATCATACAGGGCATATACTGATGCTGGTTACGTTGACCAGACATTAAAACAGTTAGACGAGACAAATATAAACAAGAAGCCTCAAGTTATTTTAGATGCTGAAAATTATATGTATCGTCAAGTAGCTAAAGCCAATCCTAATTTTAATGAGGCTCAGATAGAAGCGCAAGCAAAGGCTAATTTAAAAGAAATTATAATGGGTGCTGAAGGCAACATGACTTACTTTACAACTATGCGTAGAGTAAATGATAAAATCATGAATGCCCGCCAAGAGATACCGGAAGAAATAAGAAACTTGTTAGGTGAAATACGAGAGCCTGAAAGTTCCTTAGTTTTATCTATAACTCAAGCTTCTAACTATTTAAGAAATACAGAATATCTTGGGCGTGTTAAAGACATGGCTCAAAATCAGTATTTGTTTGACCAGCCTGTCGGGCCTTTTGCTACTAAAATACAGGGTACTGGGGGTTCTCCTATTGAGGGTATGTATACAACTCCTGAAATGGCGAGGGCTTTAAAAGGAACAGAAGATCGTTTTAGAGATAGAGCCAGACATGAATACGATATGTATGACAGATTTTTGCAACTCAAAGGTTTTTCTCAGGCTGCAAAAACTGTAGGTAGTCACACAACTCATATCAGAAACTTTATAGGTGCTACTCAGTTTGCAATACGTAACGGTTTAAATCCGTTTGAATCACCTGTAGATTCTTTTAAATTATTAAAAAATAATATTACTGCGGGCGGTGATGCTTCTCTTAACGAAACGTACAATCGTTATTTAGAACTAGGACTAGTTAGTTCTAGTGTCAGAGCAAACGAATTCCTTAAGCTTATGGATGTAGGGATTTCAGGAGGCTTTGATATCAACACAAGGCCATTAGATAAAATAGGTAGTGCTATCGGAGACAGTACTCCCGCTAAAGTATATACAGCTACAGATGACTTTTTCAAAATTAGTGGTTATCTACAAGAACTGGATACTTTAAAGCAAGCATATCCTGATACACCTATTTCTGAACTAGAAGTACAAGCAGCAGAAATAGTAAAAAATACATTCCCTACTTACAACAGAGTTCCTCCGGGGATCAAAAGAATAAGATCGCTGCCTATAGGTAACTTTATTGCGTTTCCTGCTGAAGTAATGAGGACTAGTACTAACATTATTGTACAAGCAACTAAAGAACTAAAAAGCGGAAACCCTGTAATAGTTGAAAGAGGGCAGCGTAGGCTAGGTGCTTTTCTAGTAACAGGCGCACCTATCTGGGAAGGTGCTTCTACCATGTCAGGGGAGGCAGCTGGTTTTACAGAACAGCAAGAACGCAATGCTTCTATCTTAACTGAAACGATATACTCTAAAGAGTCTCCGCGCATGTGGAAGCTGGATGAAGAAGATGGTCGTATCTATTATTTAGATACACAGTTTTTGAATTCATATGATTATATCCAGCAGCCGCTAATGGCAGTAGCCAATCGGGTTTTAAATGACGATATTTCAGCGGAAGAATTAGATAAAGAGTTAATTGGTATTGCCATTAGATCAACTATAAAACTAGCTGAACCTTTTGCTGGCGAAAGTATGCTGACAGAAAAACTTTTAGATGTTGGCGCATTAATAGCAAACTGGGAAGCTGGTAGAGGTATTGATGGTAAGGTTATTATATCCCCTAGTGAGTCTGTTTCTGAAAAAATAGCACATGGCGTTTATAATTTAGTTGAGTTAGCTATACCTCAAAGTTTAATAGATATTTCAAAATCTGTTGTTAATGCTCCTAATCCTTATACAGCCCAGCAGCTAACCAATTCTCAAATATTATTAAATAATATAGGACTTAGGTGGGTTGAATTTAGACCTGAAGATAGCCTTGCGATGGCTCTTGTTGAATACAATGGTACTGAGGTTGAAAGTAGTACAGTTAAGTATGACAACACAGGAACTCCCGAAGAAATTGTACAGGAATACATACAAAAGCAATCTGACAATTACGAAGCACAACAGACACTGTTTAGAAAATATAATGCATTTGTAAATTTGTTTGGGACTAGACGCGAAGGTGAAAGGGCAGCTAAAAGAATACTTACAGATAACGATTATGGTAAAGAAAGATTTGATGAACTGAGTGACGGCGTGTTCAGACCTGATAGTGTTGACCATATACTTGATATTGTAGTTGAAAGAGACCGAGAAACTGGTCAGTTTTTAGGTGGGTGGAATAGAGAAAAAATTAGAGAAACAAAAAAGGCTTTGACAAAAGCAAGAAATTTGTTAACAACAGTACCTTTAGATTCTATAGATTATGTTATAGAAACGAGACATCCTAGACTCCTTGCAGAGTTGCAAGAGTTAAGTCAGGGAAGTTGGACAGGAGAATATCAAGACAAATTACAACAAATACCAAAATACCAAGAAGAGTATCCTACGTTTGCTAAAGGCGGGGAGGTTTATAACGTACCTCAAGCCCCAGTAGAACCAGACGAGCGTATTGACAGAATGACCGGACTTCCTTACAAGGAACAGGCCGGGGATATCATGATTGATGAAGAAGATAGGTTTGGGTTTGCTTTGGGTGGTTTTGCCAAAGGCGTATTTAACATAATCAAAACCTATTCTAAAAAGAATATATCTGATGAGGCAGCAGAAGCAGCTGCCAAAAAAATAGAAAGTTTCTACACCCCTGAAGAACTGGCTGACCCTAAAGTCCAAGAGTTTACAGAGTTAAACGCCCGTGCGCTGCTGGACGAGAAACACGACTTGACTGTTGACCAGATGAGGGAACAGGGATGGCAGGGGCCGATAGGCGGTGACGAGTTTAGTATCTGGCGTGGGTACACCCGCGAAGAAATGGAAGCTTTTAACAAAGCAAACCAGCTTGCGGATGAACTTCCGTTGGACGCAGAAGGTATTAATTTTGAAATGACCAATGTCCTTGATGAAATTAATGCGCGAGATATAGAGACACCCACTGTTTCCCCAGAACAGGAACTCCAAGAACAGTACTATAAAAGGATAGACGAGGCTGTTGCTGCTGGCGATGATGATCTAGCAAATGAACTAGAGAACGAACTAGAACTGGCTCTTGAACAGTTGTCAGAAGCCCCCGCCCAAACCACAACAAGTAATGTAAAGGTGGTTTCTAAACTAGACAATGCTTTGGACAAGCTTATTGAACGTGGGCAGCCTATACCTGTGCAGTCGTTTGAAAACTTTCTGATTAATCAGGGTGTACCTAAAGTAGAAATAGAATCATCTAGAATAAAAGATGCTATTGAGTTTCTGGGTGACAACTTGGATGATGCTAAAGGTAAGATACCTAAGTCTCAATTAGCAACAAAAGGTAGGTTAACTCCTGAAATTCTAAACACTATAAAGTCTGCTCGTTCAGATAAAAATAAGTTTGGTGTTAGAGAAGTTGATATGGATGACATACCAGAGGTTGTAGTACCTTCTGAGGAAGAACTTATCGAAGCAAGATTAGACGCAATAAAAACCGCCTATGAAGCAGAATTAAAAGAGGCTGTAGATAACGGACTAGTAAAAGATTATAAACTTGGTATTTTAAATAACGGAGAAACATTCATAGAAGACGTTACTCTAACACCAAAAGGTATTAAGGAATATGAAGACATTGGCTATTTAGATATGGAAGAGGAATATGAGAGTGTACCGGAACAAATTGATGGCATGTTCCGTGATGACTTCTTGCTAGGTTGGGAAATACCCAGCATTGATTACTTTGAGCCAGACGCAACAAAAGTAGATTTTTCAGAAATTACTCTTCCCGACACAAATCTAGATACTTATAAAGTAAGGCTATACAACGATCCTCGTGTAATGGGTAAATCTACTCATTTTCCTGATGAAGGTGAATTTTCTTTCCACACACGCACTGATGTAGAAGATGGTGCAGTAAGGATACTTGAGATACAGTCTGATCAGCTGAACAGTAATATAGAAAGGGCTGAAATAATAAAGAAAGGTAAGAAGCTGCGTGATAAGCCTAATAAAACTAAAGAAGAAATTAAAGAACTAAAAGAGTTTGAAGATATGTTCGGTGATGAGTATATCATGCCAGTAACAGACTTCCCTTACGTTAAGCGGGGTATCTACGGAGAAATCCAAAGGGCATACGATGAAGGTCTTGACCGTATAGAAATAGCTGTTGATCCTTCAGGTGTTAATGATTTAGTACGATCTAAAGAAGTACAGAAAAGATACGAAACAGAGATACCTAAAATTGCTAAAGCTGTAGCAAAAGATATTGATGCTACAACTAGAATGAAAGATGGTTGGCTAGTTATTGATCTCCCCGACAAGCAAATAGAGATACCTAGATACAACGAAGGCGGTAGAATATTGAAGTCAATCTTCAAAACTACAGCCAGCAAACTGAAAAAAGCGGGTAACGCTGTAGGCCGGGGTGTTGCCTCCAAACTCGGCATAGAAAACAGCGATATAGAATGGGCCAACTCCCTTGGCATGAAGTACGGTCAGCGGGAAGAGATGGATGGTAAGGGAGATGCAGCACGACATCTTGCCCTTGGCTGGTTAGCACAGCGTTCTAAGAAACCTGAGTTATCCAAGTTCCTGATCAATGCCCGGGAGGTTATATCTAACGTCCCCGAACGGGAGATGGATCAGTTTAACAACAACCTTGGCTTTGCTATGCAAGCTAGGAGTAGGGCTGAAGCAGAGGAGCGTATAACCAAACTGATAGATGAGCAGCAAGCCCGCTATATGACTCCCGCCCAAAGTCAGGAGTTACATGGGTATGCCAAGGGCGGTTACATACATCCAGAAAACTTTAAGTTTTTAGAAAGCTACCATGATGCAGTAGTGCGTGGTGGTATGACTGGTAAGATGAAGGGAGAGGATGTAACTATGTACATCAAAGGACTGGGAGTAAATGGAAAGGAGTATCTACTTCCTAGCTATGACCCTGAAAGCGGCACAATACTATCAGACAGTGGAACTAGAAAGAAGTTTAAAAAACTGATAGACAGCGGAGTGATCAAAGGATATGACAATCCTAAACAGGCCGAAGAAGAACGTAGAAAAATGTATGATGCTATTATCAATAAACGTCAGCAACGCGCAGCTGGTGGTAAGGTCATGAAGGCTTGTGCAGCATGAAGTACTTCACAGAAGATGAACTGAAATGCTCTCACTGCGGGGAGCAGGGTATGGACGCTGAGTTCATGCAGAAAGTAGAAAAGCTGCGTGAGGAGTTAGGGTTTCCCTTTCCCGTTACCAGCGCATACCGCTGCCCGGAACATCCAATAGAAGCTAAAAAATCTACTCCGGGCGCACATGCTAGTGGTCGTGCAATTGATATAGGCGTAACCCATGAGAACGCCTATAAGCTAGTACAGGCTGCTCTCAATTCCGGGTTTACTGGTATAGGTATAAACCAGAAAGGCTCAGGCCGTTTTATCCACATCGATGATCTGGACTATGGCATTCGTCCTACAGTCTGGAGTTATTAAACGCACATATCTCATCTTCAAGATATTTGTGTAGTCCTTCCAACTTTAACTCAGCCTCGCTAATTGCTTTATAAATTAGCGGGGCATCATCTTTTTTAAACACTTTTGATATTTTATCTTTAGGAAGCATACTCATTTCTGTTATCAGGTCGCCCTGCAAATTAATAAGTAACTTAAAAGATATTAGATTCCCTTCCATACCACATTCTCCTGCTTACCACGCAGTCCTGCTTTCATGTAGGCTGTTGCCCTACCTTCAAAAAAGTTCTGGTGTTCAACACCAAGCACATCATCCAACCAGTGCAGCGGGTTTTCCTTAACTTTGTAGTTGGGCTTGAGACCCAGCTGTAGCAGTCTACGGTCAGCTATATAATGAACATAATCACCCATTTCTGATCGGGTTAATCCTCGGATATCGCCCATCTCAAACACCAAATCCAAGAACTTCTGCTCCAACCTGACCATGTCCCGGCATGCCTGATAGATTTCTTTCTTGAAATCATCTGTCCAAATATCCAGATTCTCCTGAATAAACTCCCGGAACAAGCGGGTCATGGCTTCTACATGCAGAGACTCATCTTTGATACTGTAACTAACTATCTGGCCCATGCCCTTCATACGCCCAAAGCGGGGGAAGTTTAGCAGGATAACAAAGCTGCTGAACAACTGTAGCCCCTCGGTGAAGGCACTGTACACGGCAAGGTTCTTGGCAATTGAACCTTTGTCCTTCACTGATATGCGTAGGCTGTTGACATACTCATGCTTGTCGGACATCTCCTCGTACTCAGCAAAGGCTTTGTATTCTATCTCGGGCATACCTACCGTATCCAACAACAGGCTGTAGGCGTGTTGATGAATAGACTCCATGTTGGCGAATGCGCCCATCATCATCCGGGCTTCCGGCTTCTTGAAGATGCGCATGTAGCGGTCAATGTAACCACTACCTACATCCACATCTGACTGCGTGAACAGTCTGAATATCTGTGTAAGGAGGTTCTTTTCTTCCTGCGTCATGTCCTGCCAATCCTTAACATCATTGTGCAGGGGTACATCCTCTGGGAACCAGTGCATCTGGTTCTGCTGGAAGTAGTAGTCAAACATCCACGGGTAGTCAAAAGGTTTGTAGTAATCTCTAGTGCTAAGTAAACTCATTCGTTATCTCCTTCTTGCATAATTATCATTGTTTTTCTGTTCCACTGCCTTATTAGATTTATTATTTTTCCCATCTTGCTTCCTTTTGTTTTGAAATATCCTATCCCAGTTTCTATTGAACTGAGTAGTGGTAACGGCTAAAGGCCTACGTCTACTACCTTTGCTCATTGTCTTGTTCACCGTAGTACAAATAACCAAACTCTTCCCAATATTCTTTGTGACACTTACGTTCATGATAGCAGTTGAAGCATGTGCCAGTAAGATCATCAAACTCTGGTGTCTCACAGATGTCTAACTTTTCTAATGTTCCCCAAGAATTGGGAGTGCATTTGCATTCCATAACTATTTACCTTGGCCCCGGTATTTCTTGTGCGAAGCCTTTTGATATTTACTCATCGTACTACGTTTGATATTACCTCGTCCGATGGACGTACCTTTTTCGCCCTTGCCTTCTTTTATAAGCTTGTTGGTTTCTTTAATCGTGTTCTTACTCATTGTAACTAACCTTCACAGCTTAAACAAACGCCCAGATCAATGCGGGGAATCTTTATGTTAACATTCTCTGCTGACCTAGCAGCATCAGATCGCAGGTAGTACAGCGACTTCAGCTTCTTGGCCCCGGCCCAGTGTACATCATTCACATATTGAAGATACTCATCGTGAACCTGCTGTGGTTCCGTGGCTTTTGGCGGGACAAAGAATAGGTTAACACTCTGACTCTGGCAGATATAATCCTGACGCTGATGTGCGTGTTCAACAATCCATATCTGGTTTATCTCGGGCGCAGTCTTGAATATCTCTTTCTGCTCTTCGCTGAAGACATCCATGTGTTGAATTGACCCTTCATGGGCTGAAATATCCCGCCAAATTTCATCGCGTTTCTTTTTATCGCCCGGGAACATTTCAAAGATTAAATCGTCTAAGTATTTATTCTTGACCTTAAAGCTGCCCGACAGGGTTTTGTGTGTGTACACGTTGGCCCGGAACGGTTCAATAGAGGGGCTTGTACCACCACATATAATTGAACTGGAGGCGTTAGGAGCCACCGCCATAAGGTGTGCGTTACGCCTGTTGCTACCGCTTACATCGGGAGCCTCCCCTCTTGTAGCAGCCAGCTGTTCTGTGGCCTCAACTGCCTTAGTCTTAATGTTATTAAATGCCCTGTGGTTGAATGCCGTGGCGTACATGCTTTCAAACGGGATGTGGTGTGCCTGAAGATAGGTATGAAATCCCATCGCTCCTAGGCCCACAGAACGCTCCCTGTAGGCAGAATAAGCTGCCTTTGTGTAGCCCTCCATGCCCGGATTAACGTAGCTTTTAAATCGTTTAAAGTTAGCTGTGTACCCACCCAAGTTACTGGTGTCCACGATAGCTGAAATGAAATGTTCCAGCACGTTATCCAGCATTGTAATCAGGTCGGGGATGAAGTTGTCGTCCTCGCTCCACTGGTCATAGTATTCTAAGTTAACACTAGACAGGCAGCAGACAGCTGTCCTTTCCTCATTGGTTGCTAGGGTTATCTCAGAGCAAAGATTACTTTGCTTTATTTGAAGCCCCAAGTCTTTCTGTTGTTTAGGCAGGGCTGCATTACAGGTATCAATGTTAACAATGTAAGGCTCCCCGGTTTCTGCCCGGGTGTTAATGATCTGAAACCACAGATCACGGGCCGATACGGTCTTAACCGCAGTGTTGCTCTTGGGGTCTATCAACCTCCATTCGCTGTCATTCTCTACGGCATCCAAGAAATCGTTAGTCAGGTTAACTGCGTTGTGCAGGTTGAGGCACTTACGGTTGATGTCCCCGCCAGTAGTCTTACGCATGGCTATAAACTCTTCTATCTCTGGATGACTAATATCCATGTAAGCAGCGTAGCTACCCCGCCGTGTAACGCCTTGGTTGAAGGCCAGCATCTGGCTGTCTACAACGTGCATGAAAGGGATGGAACCAGTAGACTTACTACCGTGAGTAGTATCCACACCATTACTCCGCACATCACCCCAATAACCGCCGATCCCTCCACCTGTGCTTGCCAGCCATATGTTCTCATCATAATGAGCAGAGAGACCGTGGCGGGAATCAGGAACAAAATTAAGAAAGCAGCTGATAGGTAGGCCACGGCTAGTTCCCCCGTTACTAAGGATAGGAGTGCTAAACATAAACCACAGATTACTAGCATAGGTATAAAGTCGCTGTGCAAGACCGAAATCAGTAATCCCCTTGTACGTTGCCCCATATACAGCAGCCCTAGCAAAAGCCTCTTGAGCATGAGTTTCTCCTTCCCAGAAATATCTATCTTTTAATGTCGCAATTGCAAAAGCATCTAGTAAAGTTTCTTTGTCGTAATCTATTTTTAATCCTAGATATTCCTGCACACCTAATTTGTCATTACTCACGGCACAATTCCTTCCTTAATAATTGTGGATATCATACGCTTTTCATACCATTCGGCCTTGCGTAAGTCTTCAATTCCATTTTTGTACCTGAACCTCCAGCGATACTTCAAGCTGTTGCCCCGGCAGTAGCCAAGAAATTCTTCGGGCGTGAGCATTGCGCGGATCGCATCAATGCATTCAATATCACCTTGGTTGTAATGGGTAGGAGAGTTAACAGTATCATGCTGCTTTTCTGCCCTTAGTTTCTTTCCTACTGCATACCACTCTTCTGGTGTTGCGTTATCAATAGACATTAGTCTGTCTCCTTATTTTCATCAAAGTACTCGTTTACAAAACTCTCGCTCTTGCGATATTCCATATCAACCCATTCATCCGGCAGGGTGTACTCGCTGTACCATTTAAATCCGTTTGCTTCGGCCCACTCTGAGTGGCTCCGTTTTGTACCATCCTTTCTACGTTTAGCCTGAGGCATCGGAGCAGAAGGGTTGGCAAATAAAAATACTAATTCATAACCGCGAGGCAGTGCTTTCTTTACCCAAATATATTTACTGTATTCGGCAAAGTCCCAGAACCTGCCCTTGGCTTCTATGAGATAGGTTACACGCCCTATTTTCTTAATGAAGTCTGGATGGTACTTGTGGTTTATAGTGTAATCCAG